ATGGTTGGCGAACTCAACATGGGCATAACTGTAAGTACGGTTATGGGGCATGCTTCTTACGATGAGATGATGGGGTCAGTCAAAAAAATGACTGCCGCAAATTACATATCCCCGATTGAAACAGGTGAGGGAAGTGCGGAAAGACAAGCCCTAAACGGTCTTCACAATATGATGGCCGAAGTAATGGGCTTAGAAACTTTAAATGAACTGCCAGCTAGTTTAAATGTTTCTGCAAGCAACTTAACTGCTGTAGGTTCACCTAAACTTCAAGTTTTACCTCGTGGCTCTGATGTTGTTCCTACTGCTGCTAATCAAAATGTAGGGCCACTTACTGAAGTTGATGTTGAACTCCTTGATGAAGTCAGAAATGCTAGGCGGTCTGAACTAAGAGCGAGTGCAGCAGCTTCTGATCTGCAGGCTGCTCTTGACGAAAGTGCTGCTGTAGAAGCACGAGCAAGTATAGATCAAGAAAAAATTGATCAGGCTGTAGCTAAAAGTGAGGCACTTGCTGCTGCAAAAAATCAAAGTAGAGAAGCAGCGGCGGCGGCAAAAAAAGAACAATCAGCAGGAATGTTTGATGACTTTCTAGCTGACATGGCGGAAGAGTTTTCTTCAGCTAAGAAGACCCTCAAGTCAAGTGCTATAGCTGCAGCAACCACAGGACTTGCATTTGCACAAAAGGCTCCCGGTCCTCTGTTTGATTTGATTGGCAGTGTTGTAGACAAAGAAAGCTATGACATAGCGGAGCAAAAAGGCCAGAGATTTGTATCAGAATTGACGGGACAGCCTGAAGACAGCTTTGTGTCTCGCATGGGCGGCGGCGCAGGAGTTGTTGGCGAGATGGTCACGGGTGCTGTTGCTGATCCGGAAGGAGCAGGCAAAACGGCACTTCAGATGGCTTCTGTGTTGGGCATGGTTCCTCGAATAGATTTTAGCCAGCAGGCTGCAGACGCACCGGCCCCAAACATTCCCGATCCCGCACCCCCTGCGCCTGACATGGCTGCACAAGGGTTCGTACCAGTTCCCGAAGCCCGCGCCAACGCGATGCGAGGGGAAGCAACCGCGATGGGCCAAGCACCATCGTTTCTCTACGGCGGCGTAGTCCGCTAACAACCATACAACGGAGGCAAGAATGCCCGGTAATAACTACAACTACGGTGCATCGTACATTATGAACGCAGACAAAACCAGCGTTGATAAGGACGAGGGTGCAACACAACTCTATCGCGAAAGCCTAGAGTTCGATGGTCGTGTCGTAACTGGCCCGATGATCGAAGCTATGCCTAAGAAGCAAACCAAGCCAACTGTAGAGGCTTCACTGTTTAAGATGGCAGACGAACGCGACTACTAAGGAAGCGACATGGCTGATAACTTTTTGGAACCTGCGGATGATACCGCCGTACCTCTCGTCGAACCCGAAGAACAGATGCCGGGGTTGGCTGCGTACATTCAGACTAAGTTTGATGATGCAGAGAACGGACGATTCTCATACGAGCAGCGTTGGCTGAAAGCGTATAAGAATTTTCGTGGTATCTACGATTCGACTACGCAGTACCGTGACAGTGAGAAGTCGAAGGTATTTATTAAGATTACCAAGACTAAGGTTCTTGCTGCGTACGGACAGATTGTAGACATCCTCTTTGCAAACAAAAAGTTTCCACTGGTCATAGAGCCTACTCCTATACCGGAGGGTATATCGGAGTTTGCTCACCTCACAACTCCCCTAGATCAGATGCAGCCAGAAGAAGACCCTTACGGGTTTGCTGGTGACGGGAGGGAACTTCCTTTTGGTGCTACGCAAGCTACACCATCTGGAGATTTCTTGGGTGGTTTAGCGGGTAAGTACGGAGATGCCCCTTTGTCTGAGGGACCAGCCCTTATGGGTGAACCCCAAATTAAACCTGCCCAGACTGCTGCACTCAACATGGAGAAGATGGTTCACGATCAGCTTCTCGACACTCGCGCAGTAAACGTACTACGCAGTGCCATTTTCGAGTCTGCACTCTTGGGCACAGGAATCGTCAAGGGACCATTTAATCACTACAAACGAGTACACCGCTGGGAGAACGGCCCAGAGGGACGCACATACAGTCCCTATGAGCGTATTGTTCCCCGTATTGAGCATGTGTCTCCGTGGGACTTTCACCCTGACCCCTCTGCTACAAGCATTGAAGACTGCGAATACGTAATTCAACGTCACCGCATGAATCGGCAGCAGCTTCGTAACTTGATAACACAGCCACACTTCTACGCCGATGTTATTGAAGAGTGTCTTGCGAAGGGTCCTAACTACGAAGACAAATACTACGAAGATACAATCCGTGAAGAAGAGACAGAACCCTACGTAGGTGACAGCCGATACGAAGTCCTCGAATATTGGGGCTTCCTAGATGCTAAACTAGCACAAGAAGCGGGCCTAGATGTTCCTAGCGACATGAGTGAGTTCGAGCAGGTACAGGTAAATATCTGGGCGTGTGGGACGATGATCCTTCGCTGTGTCCTCAACCCGTTTACACCAGCCCGCATACCCTATCAAGTCTTTCCATACGAAATCAATCCCTATCAAGTGTGGGGCGTTGGCGTAGCAGAGAACATGGAAGACGCGCAGTTGCTGATGAACGGTCACGTTCGCATGGCAATTGACAACCTTGCCCTCGCTGGCAACCTTGTGTTTGACGTGGATGAAGCAAGCCTCGTACCCGGTCAAAACATGGATATCTTTCCCGGCAAGATATTCCGCAGGCAGTCAGGCGTTACCGGCACAGCAATCAACGGCCTTAAGTTTCCGAACACAGCACCTGAGAACATTCAGATGTATCAGATCAGCCGTCAGCTTGCTGACGAAGAGACGGGACTGCCGTCGATTATGCACGGCCAGACAGGCGTAACAGGCACAGGACGAACAGCATCCGGTCTGTCTATGCTGCTGGGTGGAGCCAGCTTGTCTCTGAAGACAGTCATCAAGAACATAGATGATCAGCTTCTCAAGCCGTTGGGTGAGGCATACTTTCAGTGGAACATGCAGTTCAACGAGTCCTCTCCGGAGATTGAGGGCGATCTGGAGATCAAGCCTCGCGGTGTAGCTGCAGTAATGCAGAAGGAAGTACGCAGTCAGAGACTTACCACCCTGTTGCAGACCGTATCAAATCCGATGCTGGCACCATTCATCAAGATTCCGAACCTCATGCGTGAACTTGCCATAGCACAGGACATCGATCCGGACAGCCTCGTAAACGACATGAATGAGGCACAGATTTTTGCAGAGATGTTGAAAGGACTAGCCAATGCTCAACAAGAAGCAAGCCAGCAAGGTCAGCCCGCTGGTGGCGAACAAGGAAGCGTGGGACAGCTTGGAGGAGTACCTCCGGGAGCAAATCCAGATGACGCTTCGGGCGTTGGTGGCGGCACAATCGGAACTGGAAGTGTTCCGTCTGCAGGGGAGGATAACTTCACTGGAACAGATCAAGGGCCTCAAGGCTGATTATGATGCAGCAATAAGAGCAAAAGAGTAATGGCTTCACAGTTTTTAAAAAATATTGCATCAGGTGCGTTGTTGGGAACGACTCCCGGCGTGACGCGGCCCACTGTGGCTCGTCCTAGTCCGTTTGACAACGAAGAACGAATGAATATCAGTGATCGTTTTCGTCCCACGCCAGACTACACAAATCCCGCATCGTACTCATCAGCCGGTAGCGGCAGCAGTGATGATGGTGGAGGGACAAGTGGATACTCAGGCTCGTTAAACGTAACAGGCATGTCTGGGTATGTTGATGATAACTTTGTGGGTATGGATAAGCAATTAGGAGCAGCTATATCCCCTCTAGGATTTAATCCACTTATTGCTGCGGGATCAGCCATATCCAAGAAGAACCTACAAAACATACAAACAAGCATGCTGGGCGGTGAAAAGGGTTACGGCATAGGCATGGTAAACGGAAAAATTGTAGGCGTATCACCCGGACTTTTTGGTGGATATGTGCTTTCAGGTGTATTGCCAGAGGGTATAACTGCTGCTCAAAGAAGAGAACTTATAAACAAACTCCTAGACCTAAACCCAACCACAGAAGTAGCTGGTGGAAAGCTTGATCCTGATGGTTCAGACTCAGGCTATAGCGAGGGAACTGCCACTGATGATGTTATAGAACTCATAGAATCAGGCGTACCCCCAGAAGCGGCAGCGTATGATTACTCAGAATTCTTTGACGATAGCGGAAATGCAGTTGCTGCGCCCTCTCCAGACTACACACCTCCTAGCTATGATTACTATGGTGATCCCGGAGACGACTCAGGCCCTCCTGCCGGAAATGAATACACCGTACCCTCTTCTCCGGTACCGGACTACAGCCCCCCACCAAGCTATGACTACTATGGTGATCCGGGCGACAGTTCTGGAAGTGCCGGTACGCCGGTACAGGAGGACGATAATTTTGATCCCGGTAATCCCGGCGGCGGTAGCAGCGACAGCGGCGGCGGCAGCAGTGACAGTGGCGGCGACTACGGAACATCTGATTTTGATATAGGAGATTACATGCGGCAGGGTGGCCGTGTTGGAATGCAAGCGGGCGGAACTGCCTCAAAGGACCCCGTGCAGTCCACCGGCTTTGTAGACGGTCCACCTCAAAATTACGCAAAGGGCACCACAGTTGCCGACACAGAGAACCACCGTGTCCGTGTAGGGTCGTTTGTTCTCAACGCACCGACTACAGAACGCCTACAAAAAGAAGGCAAGTTGCCTAAAGGTCCACAAAAGCGCAAGGCTGCAAAGGGCGGCAAGATGATGGAAGTGGCCCTATCTAAGGGCGAGTACGTTATCGACGCGGACGACATCGGCAAGTTTGGCGGGTACGACGCTCTCAACAAAGAGAACGACAAGGGCAAGCCCGAAGTAGAACGCCGTCAGGCTGCAGCGCAGGGCGGCTTCTTGGGTGGATATAGTGACGGAGGTATGCTTCGTTATGCTGGGCCGCTTTCTGCAGTCGAATTAATGAAGTCGGGCTTAAATGTAACAACGCCCACTCCTTCAGGTTTCATACAACAGAAAGAGTACGATTCAGGGGGATTACCCCCGTATACCGTTAACAATATTGATATAGGGGCAGTGCAAAAAGCCCTGACTCTTGTAGAAACTAGAGGGTATGAGGATCGAAACGAAGGGTATTTCTTTACACGGGCTGATAAAACGGGCAAAGAATCTTCTGCATTTGGTCCCCTTCAAATTACAAAGAAAACACTAGAGGCTATGAAAACTGACAGGTTTGGAGAACTAGACCTAGCATTTAAAACTGAGCCGGGACTTAAAAAATATTACGAAAAATTAATTACAGAAGGACGCAATGCACTTAACGTAAAAAAATATAAAGATATTTACACAGGCCCAGAAGGGTCAAGCAAAAAAACAAATGCTTCAGAAGAAGAAAAGGCTAAGTATCGGGGGTTAGGCTACGGCAATATACCCCTAGAAGAACATAAAAAGTACTACCCCACCCTTGCTGGTTTGTACATGAGATACAAAGCGGGAATGAGCAAGTCAGAAGAAGACTTGGTACGAAGACACTTTGGCAACGACGCGTCAATGCAAAAATACTACGCTGCTAAAAAAGAATTAGGCATTAATTAATAGAATTCGTCAGCTACCCGCAACGCGGCCCTGACACAACCGGAGCGGCTACCTACAAGCCAAAGTAGCCCCGCTAACCAGAGGTAATAAAATGGCAAAACAAGTACGTGGCGCAAGAGCCAACAAGCCGAACGACTCTTTCGGAACTATCAATAGCGAGACTCTCTACAAAGGCAACTATCGTGAGGACGTTTACAAAGACGACGACGATACCCCAGAGGTAGAAGCAAGTGAAGATACCGACCAACCTGAATCTACAAGCTTTGTAGAGACGACGCAAGAGAAACCGGATCACGACTACAAGAAGCGATACGATGACTTAAAGCGACACTACGATACAAAACTCGCAGAGTTTCAGGCGGAAAAGCAACAACTAGAAGCGGCAACAAAACAGGCAAACGTACCTATGCCGAAGACAGTTGAAGAGTTGGAAGAATTCAAAGCGCAATACCCTGATGTGTATGGTGTAGTAGAAACTGTAGCAGCGATGCAAGCCAGTGAACGCACCAACGAACTCCAGAAAGAACTGGAGGTCATCAAGGAGCGTGAGAAGGAAACGGTAGTACAGGCTGCTTACCGCGAACTAACAGCTAATCATCCTGACTTCGATACGATCAAATCGGACGACAAATTTTTAGCTTGGCTACAAGAGCAACCCGAATCTATTTCGGACGGTATCTACAAAAACAATACCGACGCTCGTTGGGCCTCACGAGTTCTTGATCTGTACAAAGCAGACGCAGGAATCTCAAAAAAGAAGACTAGCAAGGCGAAAACCGACGCTGCAACTTCAGTACGTGCTCCTAAAGCTAGGGACATCACATCTGAACAGAGCGGAGAGACTCGCATTTGGAAGGCTTCTGAAATCCGTAGTCTCAAGCCGTGGGAGTTTGAAAAGCTGGAAAGCGAACTCGACTCTGCACGTCAAGAGGGACGGATCGACCCTAACAACTAACCTAACCTCAAATAGGAAGGAAAGAACCAATGGCATTTGGTACTGCTGCAGGTTACGCAAACCTGCCTTCCGGTAACTTCGCACCGGAAATTTTCAGCCAAAAGGTTCTCAAGTTCTTCCGTCGTGCTTCGGTTGTAGAAGACATTACAAATACCGACTACGCGGGCGAAATTGAAAACTTTGGCGACACGGTTCGCATCATTAAAGAACCAACAGTCACTGTCAGTGCATACACACGGGGTTCCGTTGTAAACGCACAAGACTTGGCTGACGATCAAATCACGATGGTTGTCGATAATGCAAACGCTTTCGCGTTTAAGATCGACGACATCGAAGAGCGGCACTCGCACGTAAACTTCGAAGCACTTGCTACCTCATCTGGTGCATTTGCCCTGAAGCGTAAGTACGACGCCAATGTCCTGCAAGCCATGTCAGATGGTGCAGGCATTGCAGGTGCTGACGATGCTTCACTCTCTGGCGGGTTGACCACTACCAACTCTGCTCTGGGTACAGCATCCGCTCCAATCAACGTAGAAACCGACGATGCAGGCATCAACCTGATGCTGCTGATGGCACGTTCGCTTGACGATCAGTCTGTGCCGGAAGAGAATCGCTGGTTCGTAGCACCGCCGATCTTCTACGAGAAGATGTTCCAAGCCGGTAATAAGATGGCTGAAGTTCAGGTAACCGGCGATGGTACTTCACCACTGCGTAACGGTCTTGCTGTACCGGGCACCCTTGCTGGTTTCCGTTGCTACAAGTCCACCGCACTCAACTCGACAGCAGGTACCGATCAGGTAACTCTGTCTGGTGTGGCAACTGACGCCTCTGAGAATGTTATTCTTGCAGGTCACATGTCGTCCACCTCCACTGCTTCGCACATTGCTAAAACCGAAGTGGTTCGTTCAACTGAGTCGTTCTCTGACGTAATTCGTGGTCTGCACGTTTTTGGTCGCAAAGTATTGCGCCCAGAAGCTATGGTTCGCGGCGTCATTGACTTCGCGTAAGGGAGGGTTAAGTAAATGACTACTTACAATCATACCATTCCCGGTGGCGGCACTGTCGGACATCCCGGCAATGTTCCCCGGCCTTACATGGTTCAGTCTCGCATCTTCGATGCTGCTGACCAGAACCTGTCAGCTAACGATGTCGTTCAGATGATCGATGTTCCGGACAATACAATGGTTATTGGCGGATGTATCGACGTTCTTGAAGCAGGCGGTTCAGGCTTGACCTACGATGTGGGTCTCAGCACTGACATCGACGCTTTTGCTGACGGTGTTGACGGAAACGCTGACGCCATCTACCAGTTTAACCTCAAGGCTGCGGGCATCAATACTGTTATTGCTGCTGACGCCATTCAGGTTAAGGCGCTGGGTGCAGGCGTAACTGCAGGACGCTTCCGCGTTGTCGCTATCCTGTGTGATATCGGAACAGGTCCTAAGCAGACTGCTTCCGTAACTACGGGCACATAATAATCTTGGGGGCAGGGCAACTTGCCCCCTTTACTCCTTACTCAATTCATGTTATAAGCAATAACCTTTGCGGGGGATACACCTATGGCACCTAGAGCACCAGCCAAACCAAAGAAGAAGAAGTCGGGCAGTCCAAAGCCTAAGAATCCTGCACTGTATTCTCGTGTGAAGGCAGAGGCAAAGAAGAAATTTGATGTCTACCCGTCAGCATATGCAAATGCTTGGCTTGTTCGGACGTATAAAAAGCGTGGCGGAACTTACTAGGTATGGCTAAACCGAAGGGCGGTTTAACAAAATGGTTCAAGGAAGACTGGCGGGATGTAAAGACCGGCAAGAAGTGTGGTCGTTCCGGATCAGAAAAGAAGAAGCGGCCCTACCCCGCATGTAGGCCAGCCAAAGTTGCCAAGCGCATAACCAAGAAAGAAGCAGCAAAGAAGACCGGACCACGAAAAGTGAACTGGTCTGTAACAGCTTCGGGCAGAAAAAGGAAGAAGTCCAGTGGCAAAAAAGCCTGACAACATGCCTGCCCGCAATAAGAAGAACTTCCGCCCTACCAAGAAGGGTGCGGGTATGACGAAGGCTGGGGTGGCTGCATACCGCAAGAAGAACCCCGGCAGCAAACTCAAGACTGCAGTGACAGGTAAAGTAAAGCCCGGAAGCAAGGCAGCAAAACGTCGCAAGTCATTTTGTGCCCGCTCTGCAGGACAGATGAAGAAATTCCCGAAGGCAGCGAAGAATCCGAATAGTCGTCTTCGCCAAGCACGGAAGAGGTGGAAATGTTAAACCTACTGATAGGTCCGATTTCTGAACTAGCTGGCACATGGCTACAGGGCAAGGTCGAAAAGACCAAAGCCGAAACAGGTGCGAAGGTCGCGATGGCAAAAGCCGAAGCGGTCATTATGGAAAAGAAAGCAACAGGTGAAATAGACTGGGACTTGGAAGCGATCAAGGGTAGTCAGAACTCGTGGAAGGATGAGTGGCTGGTTATCCTGTTTTCGGTTCCCCTGATCCTAGCATTCATACCGGGTATGGAAGATGTCGTCTCACACGGATTTCAACAACTGGAGCAAATGCCTGAATGGTACCAGTACAGCTTGGGCGTTATTGTTGCTGCAAGCTTTGGCGTACGAAGCGCAACGAAGTTCTTCGGAAAGAAATAGGCGTGGCTGACGTAACATTCGAACGCATCTCAAAATGGAAGCTTCTGCCCCGCTTTATGATGCTCGTGATGACACTGATGAGTTGGCGTTGTGCAGAGTGGTTTATGAACTTGGACAGCCCCACTGCAGCACAGTCCGCATTTGTAAGCGTTGTAATGGGAGCCATGACAGGTGCGTTTGGTATCTGGATGGGAGGAGAAAACAGAAATGAAAAAGTCGATACAAGCCCCCAAAGGATTTCACTGGATGAAGTCCGGTAAAAGCTACAAGTTGATGAAGAATCCTTCCGGAGGATATAAGCCACACAAGGGTGCATCTACTCGTGCATCATTTGAAGTACAGAAGGTACACAAAAAATGAAGTACAACACCTCACACTTCCTAGACAAACTGATTGCACACGAGGGCATGGTCCTTACCGTCTATCAGGATACACTGGGTATCGACACGATTGGTATCGGACGTAATCTCAAGGATCGCGGTATCAGCAAAGAAGAACTGGATCACATGGACATCCCGTCGATGGCTGTCGTATACGAGCATGGTATCACAGAGGCTGATGCCCGCTACCTTGCTATGAACGATATGAAGATCGTCGAGGATGAACTGTGTCGCGTACACGAGTGTGTGAAGGACCTCGACTCCGTTCGACAATTGATCCTGATGGACATGGCCTTCAACATGGGTGTTCCCCGTCTCTGTAAATTCAAGCGCATGTGGAATGCGATACACGAAAATAAATTCGACGCCGCTGGACGGGAGATGCTCGATTCGCGTTGGGCGACACAAGTCGGTTCGCGGGCCACTAAGCTTTCGGACGCAATGGTCAAGGGAGAGTTTTGATGAGCAAGCGTAAAAACACCACCATGAGTGGCATACAAAGAGACGAAAATAACTACGGTCTGCGAGAGTTTCTGGATGACTACGGGCCAGTCTCGAATTTTATTCGTCTAATGCGGGGACATGACGAAAACAAACCTGCCATGCCCCCCGGACTAGGCGGAAAGGGATTTGATGCTATCAATCCCAGTTCTTCTAAAGGACGTAGAGCCTCCGCTAGTGCAGAGAAGCCTGACTAATGAAACACGTCTTTCTCCTGTTCGTTTTCTTGGGCACGGGGGAAGACAAGAAGATGGTCAGTAATGACTTGTACTTTGCCGACCTCAATGATTGTGTGTGGTACGCACAAACCCTACACAAACAAGGAGAAAAGATAACCTCCTACTGTCTACCAAAACTAATCGACAACAACACGAAAGTATATTGATGGACCCCATTTCCGCAATGGCAACTGCTTCGGCAGCCTTTTCTGCAATCAAGAAGGGTTTTGCCGTAGGTCGGGATATCGAACAGATGGCGGGTGACCTGTCACGTTGGATGGGTGCCATGTCTGACTTGGAGCAGGCGGAGAAGGAAGCCAAAAACCCACCGATATTCAAGAAGTTGTTTGCTGGACAGACGGTAGAGCAGGAAGCCATAACTGCATTTGCCAATAAAGAAAAAGCAAAGCAGCAGAGATACGAACTGCAGCAGTGGATTTCTTTGACAATGGGCAAGTCAAAGTGGGACTCCCTTGTGGCAATGGAAGGCCAGATACGTAAGCAGCGCAAGGAAACACTCTACAAGCAGCGTGAACGCAGGCAGAAGTTTGTAGAGATTGTAGCGTGGATACTGGTAGTTACTGCAGGTGCTGCAGCCCTATACGCCTTCGTCGTATTTATGAAGGGTCAGGTTGCTAATGCTGCAGAGCCAGAATACGTGGCCTGTCGCCTGAAGGGCTGCACTACCGTAGACAAGCAGAGGGTGTGCGTATATCACGGCGTAAACAATACGGTGGACACGTTGTTTTTTCGTATGGACGAGTGGTTCCCCCGCGAGTTTCAGTGTAAGTATGAGCCTAACGATGCCAAGCCGCCAAGCATTCAAGAAACACTCAAAGCAATCCGCGAGTCACAAAAGAAATAAGTCCTTGCCAAACTGTTAAAATAGGTGTATAATGCTCTACAGGGAGACCGACATGAAACGACTTGCCTACGAAGCATTGAAGCACAAGTACGAGGCCCAGCAAAAAGATGCACTCTTTGTATATGCGAATTACACGAACAATCCTGCTGCTATCGGTGAACATCCGGATTTGCTTGAAGAAATGGACAAGGCGGTCCAAGCTTGGGCGGATGCTGAGGACAAGCTGGCAGCACTTGCAGTTCTGGATAGCGAAGCTTAACGGGTACTAGAGATGACGGTACTTACTAACGGATCAAAGTTTTCTACCACTGTATCTGTCCTAGCTAACACAAGCGACACAGACTGCTATGTTGTTCCGGCTAATTTTTCTTCTCACGTCGAACACGTTATGATTTCAAATAACGATTCGAGCAATCGTAATTACACTCTAAAATATCGCGATGCTTCTGCTGGAACGACCCATACTTTGCAAACATCGTACGTTGTGACTGGCAAGGGTTCTGTTTCCATTTTTACAGTGGACAAGCCCTTATATATCAACGCCGGAGACAAGATTATCGTCGCCGCTGCAACAGCCGATACTCTAACTGTAGTTGTTACAGCCGAAGAGTTTTACGAACCTAACAGGTAACCCATGAATTATCTCCAACTCTGCAATTCTGTTCTTCGAGAGATCAACGAGGTTGAAATCACTAACGTGGCTTCGACTAGGGGTATACAAACATCTGTTGCTGATTTTATTAACAAGGCTCAACGTGATATTATCAACTCAGAAATCGAGTGGCCGTTTACCGTTGTTAGCCAATCTTTCACAACTACTGCAGGAACAGCAGAGTACGCCAGAGAATCAGATGCGAAGACTGTT